TTTTTTCATTAATTAAATAAAATTAAGATCATATTTATTAGATAAATATACTTTTTTAATGTTTAAAAAAGTAATATTGTCAAAAGTAAATATTATATAAATAAAAAAAATATAATTAATAAAATAATAAATTAATTAAAAAGTACTCATGGTTTATATATTTTATATATTTCAGTTTTTATAATAAAAAAATAAATTATTCAATTAATTTAACTTTATTCATATCAATATTTGTTATTTTTTTATAATTTTCAATTGGAATTTCTCTTTTATTATATATATTAAGTTTTATTTTATTTTTAATATTTGTTTCTGTTTGTTTTTTAGGATGTTTTTTTCTAAATTCTTGCATTTCTAAATAATCACAATATGTTTGTTCATCAATTTTTGGTCTTTCATCTTCTTCTAATGTAAAATATTCAGTATCAGGTTCATCTTCATTTAATAATTTATACCACCTCATACCATTTTTAATCATTTGTTTATTAAATTTTTTGCCATCTAATTTATAATTACAATCTGACAAAAATTCATTTTTATCATAACCAAATTGTATAACTTTTTCTAATAATTCTGGAAAAACACTATCCCAATTATCTAAAAACCATTTTTCATTTTTATAAATCATAACCTTATCTCTATTAAAATCACTTATATAAATATTTTGATTTTCAGGATAATCTTTATTAAAATGTATTCCCTCTATAGCCTTATTATACAATCCAATACCTTGTGATTTTATAGTTTCAATAAAAATATTATGTGAAATATTTTCTAAATTTTCATTACCAAAATCAACTAATTTAATAATTGGATTATTAACAATAAGATTATTTGTTATATTTTGTGTATTTGTATTATTATTATTTATTTTTATTTTATTTTTTGAAACAATTTTATCCATTTTATTTTGCAATTTATAATTAAGTTTTTGCAATTGAATATTATTTTTTTCTAGTTCAGAATATTTATCTAATACAATTTTATTTTTTTCTTCATTTAATTTTATTTCTAATTTATTTTCTAATTTATTTTCTAATTCATTTTCAAATTCAAGTTTTAATTTATTTTCAATTTCTTTTTTATGTTCTTTTAATTCTTTATTAAATTCTACTTTTAATTTATTTTCAATTTCTTTTTTATGTTCTTCTAATTTTTTTTCAAATTTAATTTTAATTTGTTGAATTTCTTTTATTAATAAAGATATTTTGTTATTTTCATACGTTTTTATTAAATTTGAATTATTTGAAACAAATAATTCATTTAATTTATTATATGTAGTTTTATTTAATTCATCTTCTTTTACTAAATTTAAAAATATATTTTCTTTTTGTTGTTTTTGCAATTTTAATACACTACATCTTTCTTCTCTTATATGCTTATTTAAATTTCTATTATATAAAAATTCTTTACAACAGTATCTACATATTATTTTATTATTAATTATTGGTTTTTTTATATTATTAGATATATTAACTTTTAAACATTTTTTTTCTGCTCCAAATGCTCCATTTGCTCCAACTACTCCATCTGCTCCAAAATTATAATTAATATTATCTTTATTATTAATTATAATTGGTACACATGGTTTTTTTTTATTTACAGTATGATTAATATATGATGATTTTTTATTAAAAATTTTATTGCATTTTATGCATTTAAATTCAACCATTTTATATAATAAAATTTATATATTATATTTTTTAACTAAATAAAATAAATTATGCTTTTATTTTTATTACAATAAATTTATGCTATTTTTTATATAAAAATTATGCTTTTTTTAATTTTTTAATCATTTTTAACTATTAAAATAGTCATCATATATTCTTTATACCCTTAAAAATCGTTATTTTTGATTTGTGAGAGAGATGAAATTAAAAAAATAAAAATGTAATTATGATTAAAAAAAAATATAAAATATAAAATATAAATTTAAAATTAAAAATTAAAAATAGAGATATAAAATTCAAGATATAAACTAGAAAAAAAAATATTATAAAATTGTAATATATTATAATAAGATGAAATATCTATTAAATGATATATGTAATTTTGAAATAATATCAACTTGGGATATAACACAAAAATATAATATTTTATCAACATGTTTTTTTAAAATGGGTTCACATTATAAGAATTTTAGTTTATATATTAAAGGATTAAAAAAATTAATAAAATTATTAAATTCTCAATCAAAATATGTATTAAGAATTTTTATTGATGAACATATAAAATCAGATAAATTAATATATAACTTATTAACAGATTCAAATAAAATTCAAATAATATTATTTAAATGTTCAAATTATACTTTAAATAATTATCATATTGATGTATTTGGTGCTTTAATAAGATTATTTCCAATTTTTAATTTTGATTTTAATGATGCATTAAATGTAATTATAATTGATATTGATCTTAATTGGGATGATTTAAATAAACTTAAAATTTTAATGAATTATACAACAAATAATAAAGAAATTATAGGAATGGGTTCAATTACTAAATTACTTATAACAAAATATTTTCCACATTTTTTTTGTGGATTATTTGGTGTTTTTAATGTAAAATTTAATAAATCAATTATTATTAATTTTATAAAAAATGCACCAAATATAATAAATAAAGGTATTTATGGAAAAAGAATAAATCCATTTGATTATGGTACTGATGAATTATTTTTAAATGAATATTTTTTACAGGAAGAATCTTTTAAAAATATTTTAAATATTAAATTAGGAATATTAATTGATTATGATATTAATTGGTTTTTGTATCATTATAAAAATGAATTATTAATTGATGAATCTTCTAAAACTTACTCAAATTTAAAATATATTTTAGGTAATTATTATAAATCATTTATGTCATCTGAAAAAATGTTTGAATTAATAGATAAATTAACTTATCAAATTAGTTCATCTAATCCTATTAAACTTTATATAAGTTCAAGATTTTATAAATTAATTAAAAATTTAGATTCCCAAAATTTAGAATGGTTTAGTCTTGAATATATTAAATTAACTAATAAATATTTTTTTAATATAATAGATTGTTTAGCAGTTATTTATTTTAATCCAATAAATTTAAATATATTTGATGTAAAAATATTAGAAAAAAATTTATTACAATAAATATAATTAATTTATTTATTTATTATATTTACTTTTTTATTCAAAAATATCTTTTTTTTGTTTTCTAAATTAGATTTATATTTTTAATTAGCTTATTTTATAAATTATTTTAATAAAAGTAATTATGTTTTATATGATTCCAGTTCTATAATTACCTTATATTACTGGGATATTATAATTATATTCTCATATAATATATATGTTTAATAAATCAAAATCAGTCATTGGAATACAAACTATTAGTGTAAATACTATAACATTAACAACAGATAAATTAATATGTCCTATTATTGATTTAATTATAAATTATATTAAAAAAGTATTTGTTATTAGTAATGGAAAAATTATTGGTTTAACACCATTTTTTATTGATTTAATAAAAAAAATAATATGTGAAGAATTTACATGTTGTTCAAATTATTATTGTTCAAGTTCAAATTATTATTGTTCAAGTTCAAGTTCACATTGTCATTATTATTGTCCATGTCCTAGTTCATGTCCTAGTTCATGTCCTAGTCCATGTCTCAAACAAAATAAATTAATAGATAATCAAAATATTAATTTTAATAATGATAATTATAATGATAATGATAGTGATAATGATAATCTTTCATTATTAAGTACAGATAATAATAATGAAATTAATAGAACACAAATATTTATTGAAAATAATTTGTCAAATATTGTAACTAATAATATTGGTCAAAATATTAATTTAATAAATAATATATTTTATGACATTACAAATAATAATTTACAAATTAAAAAAGGTACATGGATGATTACTACAAATATAATAATAACTATACCAAATAACACAATATGGACAAATACAAATTTAAAAATATTATTAGCAAATAATGTATTACCAAATGGTGATATTAATTTTTTAACACCATATAGTGAAAAAACAACATCAACAACAACTATTAATTATTCATATACAATGATTTTTAATAATAATATAATAAATAATTTAAATATTTATATTAAAAGTGAATTTAATTCAGAATCAGAACAACAACCAACATTGAATAATCAAACAAATTATTTTTTAACTAAATTAAATTAAAAATTATAAAATATTTTACAAAATAAATATTTTATATATAAAATATAAAATATGGTACAAATAATATTAATAAATATAAAAGAAGATAAAAAAAATATATTGAATAAAAAAATATATAGTCCAAGTATAATAAATAAAAATAATAAATATAAAATTATATTTAAATCAAAAGAAAAAGTAAATATTCAATTTAAATTTTATGAAAAATTAATAAATTCTGTAAGATTTAAATATAATAATAAATCTGTATTTTATAATTTTATTCCTACAGATGGAATATTAGTATCATGTGTAATATCAAATGAAGAATTTTTACAAATTATAATTAATCCAATTGATATATGTTCAAAAATAATAATTACAGAATTTAAAAAATACATTTTTAAAGATTTAAATTTTAAAAATATTGTCTGGGATAATATATTTATTATAAATTTATTAAGAAGAACTGATAGAAAAGAACTAATGATAAAAAAATTATTAGAAGCTAATATAATTAAATATGAATTTATTGATGCTATTGATGGTCAAGATCTAGAAATTAAAAATAAATTTTTAACATATATAAATCAAACTAAAATAGTTTCAACAGGTCATTATGCATGTTTATTATCTCATATTAAAGCAATAAAATTAGCAAAAGAAAGAAATTATTCTAATATTATGATATTGGAAGATGATATAAATTTTTGTGATGATTTTATTAATAAATTACAAAATTTATTAATTCCTCAATATGATATTCTTTATTTGGGAGGTATAATATCAAAAATAAAATTATTTTTTAATGACTGGTCAAAATGTAATAAAATAATGGGTGCATATGGTTATATATTATCTAGTAAATTATTTGATTATGTGATATATAATTTAGAAAAAATAACAGAATATGTTGATGTTTTTTATTTAAAACATGTTCAACCCAATTATTTAACAATAATATTAAATGATTATATTAAAACAAATTTGGATTCATCAGATACATCAAAAAAATCAAAAAAACTTGTTAAAAGATTAAAATATATAATATAGTTAATAAATAATATTTGAATTATTTTTTATTTTTTTTAATAAATAATCTACACATCTTGGATGCATATTATATATAATATCTTTAAAAAATTCTATACATAAATTATGTGTAATATCAATATTATCAATAAAATAATTCATCATTTTTTCTGATACATTATTATTTAATGATAAATAAGATAATGGTATTAAATATTCATTCTCTCCAGTTAAATTTATATTAACTCCTATATTAATAATATATTTTAATATATCAAATGATAAATTATCATTAAGACATAAATTATGAATAGGTGCTATATTATCTTCATCTTTTATATGCATCATACATCCTTTATTAATAAAAAATTGTAATATTTCAAGATTAATATCCGTATCTGAACAAACATACCACATAATTGTTCTATTAAAATTATGTAATAAGTTAACATTTGTATATTTATTTATTAAATATTTATAAATTTGTAATGGAATATCATTATGCGTAATATAATTACACATTTTATCAGTAAACATAATTACATCTAATAATTTATAATTATCTTCAATATCATCTTCAATATTTGAAACAATATCTAAAATTTTTAAAAAGTATTCAATATCTGTATTAATAAAAATGTCTCGCCATTCAATAGGAGATAACATTGTTATGTTAATTTTTTCTATTTTTTCCAAATAATCTACATTTTTATAATTATTTAAAAACAATCTTTTATTATAATCATATTGATCAACTAAATATTTAGGATAATTATTTAAATATTTATCAATAATACTTTTTATTGTATAACAATTATATAATTTTTTATTAATAATATTATTAGTAATTGGACTTGTATTATGTGTTTTAAACCATTTTAATATTGCATTTTTTTCATATATATGTCCATCAGAAGCACATACAGGTTCATAAAATATAGATTTGGTTATTGGACATAAAATATCTTCATGTATATTAATCATAATTAAATTATATTTATAATAATATAATTATGATACATTATATTGTTATAAAATCAAATTTTATTTAAATATATAAAATCAAATTTTATTTAAATATATAAAATTTATTTGTTTTTAGAGCAGTGCGTGCGTATTTTACTAAATATTATTGAATTAAATTATGATTTAATATTAATCTAGAATATATTCATTAATAACCATACCACAATATGTTTGAGGATTATATCTATAATCAATAGGATTATAAATATTAATAATAATACTTTGTTCTAATAAAAATTTAAATATTTTTTTAAATAAAGGAGTATGTCCATATTCAGGACATCCAACATGACCTAATTCATGTATAACTACATACATTAAAGTATTCATATCATGTATATTTTCTAATATTTTATATCTTAAACAAAAAACTATTTTCTCTCCTTTATTAATAGTATATGAAGTATATTTTTCATCTTGTGGTGTTTCCATAATATTAATAATTTTAGTTCTTGAAACTAAATCTTTTATATAAGATGTATTTTTTGGAAATTTATCAATATTTTTTTTAAGATAATTAACTAATTGCAACATATTAATTTTAATTTTTGCTAATGTATTAGCAGCAATTATTTTATCTTGTTTATTACGTACCCAATAAAAATTATTATCAATAGTTGATTGAACATAAACAAGATTATCAGATTTATATATATTATTTTTAATAAAATATAAAATGAAAAATATAATTATTATAAATAGAATTAATAAAAACATTCAAATATATAATATCAATATTAAAAATTTTTATAAAATATTATATTTATAAAAATTTTTTTATTTATATAATAATATTATAATACTTATAAATGGGTCAATTTAATTCAACAAATACTAAACAAACTGATGAACAAAAAAATAATAATATTAAAAAATTATTTGATATTGATAATAATGATATAAATGATACATTATGTGATTTAACTGAATTTAATAAAGAACAAAATAAAGAAACAAATACTAAAAAAGAAATTCCATTAATAGGAGGAATTAATACTGATAATAAAAAAAAATATACAAAATATGATTTATTTAAAATGATTAAAGAAATTGATTCAGAATTTCAAGAAGGTGGAGTAGAAAGTGATAATGTTTCATCTTTAAATGATAATAAATCAATGGAAAATATAAAAGCAGTTATTTTAAAAGAACTTGAAAATTTAAAAAAAAATAAATCTGAACAATTAGGTGGCACAAATTGTGGATGTGATGAAAATAAAAATATTAAAAATAAATTAAATACAAATAATATTGATATTGAAAATAATAATCATTATGGAGGAAATATTAAATTAGATGGATCAATTTCTGAATCATCTACATCTTCATCTACATCTGAATCATCTGATTCATCTTCTATAACACCAGAAGCAGGAAAAAAAAAACAAAAAAAACATAAATCAAGAAAAATAATAAATTCTGACTCTAATACTGATATGGAAGATGCAAATAATAAATCGAATGATACTTCAAATTTTTTTATTGAAACATCAGAATCAGGAAAAAAAATTACATCAGTTGAATTAAATTCTGAAAAAAGCAAAAAAAAAAATAAAAAAAATAAAAAAAATAAAAAAAATACAAAAAAAATAAATGAAGAAAACGAAGATGATGTTATTGTTAATGAAGATAGTGAAGGTTTAAGTATTTTTCCATTTAATTCATCTGATATAAAATCAAGTTTATCAGTTAAAAATTATAGAATGTTAAGAAGAAAAATATAAAAATTATTTTAATTATTGTTAGTTTTTGCATATTATTTTTAATTTAAATATAATTAAGATTAAAATTAATTATATTTTACAAAATATTCTTATTATTTAATATTCTTATTATTTAATATTCTTATTATAAATTTATTTTTATAAAATAATGATATTTAATCATATAGAAAAAATGTATTTATTATTAATATTAAATATAATTTTAATATTAATAAAAAATGTATTTATTATTAATATTAAATATAATTTTAATATTTTTATACAAATTATAGTAATTTAATTTTGTTGGATTGATATAGTTATTTAATATTTACAATATTATTTATAATAATTATAATTATGGTTCTTGTAAAATAAATAAAGAATATAATTATAATAATAATTTTTATTTATATAAAGAATTTAAAATATGTTACAAATTTTTAATTGTGTAATGACAAATTAAAAATAAATCAAAATAAATACACAAAATATAATTAAATATTTTCCTGAATTAATTTATATCAAATGGCATCAAAATTATGTAAAAATAAAAAAAGAATAATATTATTGTATTAATATATTATAGATAATAATATGTCAATATTTAATAAATTAAGACTTGGTATATATACTAAAAAAATAAATATTTAAAGGAATATAAAAATATTTAATTTTAAATATTAATTGTTAAAGATTTTTTAATATCATTAAGTTTAATTTTATTAATTAGTCTATTATCATTATTATTTAACAAATTATCAATCTGTTCATTATTATTTAACAAATTATCAGTCTGTTCATTATTATTTAATAAATTATCAGTCTGTCCATTATATTGATTATTTATAATATAATTATTGTTAACATATTTATTAATAGAATTAATTTTTTTTCTGCGATTAATTTCCATATTAATATAATTTTCAAATAAAAGATTAGGATTTTTAACAATATGTTCTAAAAATTGTATTGTGGGTTTCATAATTTGATTAGTGATATAAAATAAATAATCAATTTCTAAATTATTATTTAAAACATAATTAGGATCTTCAACTCTATCACCTTGTAAAATTGCTTTATTTTTAGGTATAATATAAACATATGGAACTCTATCATTAGATTCAGGTTTATTTCCAGGATCTCTTTCTCCAATTCTATCAGCTAAAACAGCATGAACAATTCTTGTTCTATCAACATAATTTGTTTTTAAAGTTTTGGACACAATAAATTTATCAATAGAATATTCTCCCCGTAAAATTTTTTTTAATAATGTTTTTGTATAATTAATAGCTCCAGTATTTCTATCTTGAATATTTGTTTCATTTGGTTTACCATTTAAAATATAATCAACAATACCACCAACAGTAATTTTAACAATTTTTGCATTATCACGTCTTTTAAGAACTATGCCCATTGATTTTTGTTTAAAATGAGTATCATCATCTTCATATAAATTTCCAACATATCTTTTTTTAGTTAAAATAATAAATGGCCATAATGTTTTTTCATAAACTTGTTCTTCAGGTTCAGGTAAAATTTTAGTAATAGTATCACCTGCTAATTTGCCAATTTCAATACAAACTTTTAATGCTGATTTATCTGTTTTAATTTGTTTAGTGTCAATATTATATATTTTTGGTGTAAAAAAAACGGAATCAGTATTTTTTACAATCAAAGAGCCCACACCTGCATGAAAATGTCCAACTGTTGTTTCTAAATCATAAACATAATCATTAATATATCCTAAATTATTTATTTGTATAATTTGGTCATAATTGTTAAAATTATCAGGTTTATTAATATAACTTTCAATATAAATTTTATTATATGTTTTTTGCACAGAAACATAATATCCTAATAAAGTACATACATAATACATTTTTAAAGCAATATCCTGATTCAAATAATCAAAATCAAATACAAATGATTGAATAGAATTTAAATTATAATTATATTTATTAATCCAATATTGAAAAAAATCAGTAAAAGTAGAAGAATTAAAATTTTTAGTAAAATTATTATTATGTAATAATTTTGTTCCACATAGACAATTAGAAGGTTTAATATGATTTTTATTAATATCTAATAATGAATGATCTTCAGTAACTTTTATATAAGCTTGAGAAGTTAAAACTTCATAAATTTGTTTGTTAGTTTTATGTCTAATAACACGATTAATTTTAGCCCAGCCTTTATCAGTCCAAACCATAAATTTAAATTTTATTGACAAATCTTGTTGTTTATTTGAAAGTCCATTAGTTCCATATTTAAATTCATCATAATTAGTCCATAATTTTCCGATATCTTTAATATATTTAATTTCTACAATATTAGTATTAAGATTTAATAATAAAATAGGTGTATCAGAAGTAACAGAATCACCATAAATTACTTTAGGTTTAACTTTATAATTATTTCCCATTAATATATTAACTTTATCATAAAAATAATCAATATAATCTTGCATATTATATCTTTTAAAATAAGGTTCATTAAATTTATGTTCAGGAACATTTTTATATAAGTCATAAGAAATTTCATAATATTTAATTTTATCATTTAAGGCATAATTAATTAAATCTCCAAAAACTCCTTCAATAAAATCTCTTGAAAATTCTAACATACGTCTACCAGTAGCAGTAGTTGATGCTGCTAATTCTTTCATATAAATAGGTGAAGTAGGTGCTCCAACTTGTCCATACAAACTATTTGCAGTTATTTTATATGCAAGTTGTAAACCATCATGAATTGCAGCTAAAAAATAATTTCCTTCATTTTTTGCTTTTTCCATAAGTTTCTTAGTTTCAGAACGTTTTTTTAATAGTTCTTCTAAAATAATACACAATACACCTTTTGTTCCATCATTTTTTTTTGCAAATCTACAAGTTGTAGTAGTACCATCATTATTATTATAAGTTACAGTTTGATAATTATAATCAGGTAAATTATCATAAATAGGATTATTAACAAAACATTCATTAGAAATATTAATATAAATCATAGATCTTGGATATAAACTAGCATAATCTAAAACAGGAATAGGTTCATAATGAATACCTTTAATTGGTGTAAATACAGTAGCACCTTCATAACCAATTTTATCAGGATCATTAGAATTATCAGAATCAGAATCAGAATCAGAATTAGATTTTTTTATTTTTTTAAAATCTTTATATGGGTGTTTAGGATCAATATTTTTTTCTTTTATATTTTTATTATTAAATTTTTTATCAGGTGTAATTACAGGAATTAAAAAATCTAATTCTCTACATTTTTTTGAAACAAGAGAAAATATTTTCACACCTTGTCCACGCATAAAAATATAATTTAAAGGAACATTACAAACATTAGCCATACCAATATTATTATTTAATACTTGTAATTTATCCATTAATTTTGATACTAGAACACAATCCATTATACAATATTTTGCTATTATTCCACGATCATAATCATTTCCTCTATAAAGATTAAAAAGTTCTTTTGGTGATATATCATCTTTAGCATGAGCCCAAAAAACTTTATTACCTTTTATTGGAAATTCTTTCTCTGAAATTTTTAAATCAATAATTTTAATTTTTTGTTGTTGTTTTAATAAATTATTATTTTCAATTATATTTTCTTTTTTTGGTTTTAAACTTTCAAATTGAAAATATAATTTAGATTTAGATTTAGATTTAGATTTAGATTTA